AAAATTCTCTAATCTGGAAAGACCCATGTTGTTATTCCAATTTTATTCTAATGCGTTATGGATTATTTATAGTGTATATGAATCCAATATATTTAGTCTGCAATTAATTGATCTCTGCGGTAAATTCTATGAAAACACCTGTACTGGATAAACTAACCATACTAACTACGTTATCACTCATACCACTAAATCCCAATTGTCTTAAACATATAAAGGGGTAATGGATATTGAAACCACTAACAGTTGGATTTGTAGTAGAAGTTCCGTTACCACTTGTGCCTGTGGTTGCACGAACATTACCTCCACCAGATGTGTCTAAATTTATAGTTGGACTTGCTCTTAAGGGACAAGGTAAAATAAAATTGTAATCAACACCCGTACTACCTGCTCCTTTTCCTGCCCAACAAAAACTATCTGTATCACCTGCATCATCTGGATGGAATTTAAAATAATAGCGTTGGCAACGTCTAAGTTCATCTGCAAAACTCCTGTTCTCGAAAGGTGTGGCCTGTGAGCCAAGTTCTACTTGAACTCCTGTTACAAAGAAATTATTACCAGTATTATCCATAAAATTATTTTGACCTGTGAGACCTCTATAACCACTTGCGTTAACCCAACTTGTGGTTGCCGAAATCAAATCATCAGGCCCAACTGCTAATTGCCAAAGTATCTGAAATCCTAAATCTGCATTATTTTGTATATCTTTACTCTGATTACCATCAAAACTAAAAGTAAATCTCTGCCAACTATCTGTAACTGTAAAACCACGAACCTGATAATTAAGTAACGTTCCAGAAGAAGATTTATGTCTTATCTGAACGGAATAAGTATCTCCACTATTTGTGGAAGCAGATTTTGCATAAAAAGAAACAGTTATAGGTTTTGCTCCTGATGTTCCAAATTCAAAATCTTGCAAATCTTGACCCTCAATACACATTTGTAGTATGCCATTATCACTACCACTTGGTGTTGATGTAGAATCAGGCACTACTTTGAGAGCATTTGCAAATCCATGTGGAGCATCAGTCACTTGGGTCATGGAAACATCAAAGTTATAAGAACCCCCAACTGTCGATGAAATATTATCCACTGTTCTAACTGTGCTTGTGCCACCTGAAAAAGTTCCCGTTCCTCTCTGAGCTACTCTCATAGCCCCATTAACCATATAATTACGATTAGAAAGTGGTGTTGAGTTTACTAAATTTGTTGTATTTACAGTCGTTACAGTTGCTATTCCAGTAGGCCCTACCTGAAATCCACCATTTCCTATGTCTAACTTTTGTTGAGGTTGTGTGCTAGCTATACCAACATTACCAGCAGAGTCTTGATAAACTCCACCAGTTCCGCTTCTATGTAACCAACCTTCAAATCTAATGTCTGACATTTTTATACCTTTTTGTTATTTATGATGGTTCTGTGGGCCAAGTCACAGATGTTAAATCTAAATTGCCATCAGTATCTAATTTAGGTGATGCACTAGCTGGTAAATCACGCAAACTTTGGCGATATGTTTTCCAAGCATCTGCAAGTGTTAAATCAGAACTAGCTCTCCAATCTGTTGTTGCTAATAATCTATCTCTTTCAACTCTTAATAATTTCATTGGTTCTGCATTGGTTAATCTTGTAACCTCTGTATCTATTTCAGATTCAGTTGGTTTTGTATCCGAACTTATCCAAGTCAAACCAGAATAATCAGTACCTACCCAAGAATATTGACTTGTAGGTTTTAAAGATTGTAGTGCAGAATATCTTGTGTGATTCATTATGTATCTCCTAATCTAATAAATGTAACATCACAAGTATTTACATTCTCATTACCTACCCCTGCCCAGTTATTACCAGCAATTTGAAATGTATTTTCTGACACTACAGAAAAGAAAAGTTCGTGAGAAGTACTGGTCACATCTATTATCACACTTGAACCTACATTTGCAAAAGTTTCTCCTGAGACATAAGTGAGACTTGTGAAAGGTTGAGCCAAATAAACATTGTTATATTTCAATCGACAAGTTATATATCTATTATTTCCAGCAGTATCCCACAAAGTAAAATGATAAGTGACTAAATAAATTCCTGTAGTAGGAAAAGTAAAAACTCCACTCGATTCATTCATCGCTGAACCTATAGCAGCAAAANTGTTATCATTTCTCTCCCAACTNGTTACAGTCGTTGCAGTATTTNCAGAAATAGATTGTGTATTATAAGTTCTCCATTGATCTGCCATTGTAATTCCAGCAGCAATTCCTGTTAAACTTGCACCACTGATCGCAGGTAACGCACCAGTCAAGTTACTTGCAGCAAGAGAACCACTAAAACTAGAGGCAGTCATAATACCAGTTATTCCAAAGTTGCCATTATCACTCATAGTGATAGCAGTTCCAACTTTTAGACCACCACTAAGAGTAGAGACACCAGAAACACTCAACCCATCCGAAATAAGAACGGTTGGAGTGGTTGCTGATTCTACTGTATTGACCTTGAGTGTGCTCATTTTTTATACCTTTTAGTTATTTATCCAGAGACTTCATACACTGTGAGGGTGCTTATTCCATAATAGTTGGAAGTGTTATAAAATTTATTAATTGTAAGGACTGTGCCAGTACATGCACATTGAACTTTATATGTCGTTGATGAAGTTGTAGCTGGAGAATCAAGTATTTTCATTACAGTGGTATCTTGAAACTGATGATCGAAATAAGCAAAACCATGTGCGTTCCAATTCGCACCACCTGATGAAGTCCCTGATGGTTGTTCTATAAATGTACTGCCTCGCAATATTCTAAAGAAATTTACTGCGTTATTATTACTATTATAGATGTGAGCCTCAATTAATATTTTACTATCAGACCTAGTAGGAGTTATATCAACACTTAAACCTGTTAAATCAACATAACCACCACTAGATACAGTTGAAGCTGTTGTGAATTGATCTTTTTTGATCACTTGTTTTACTTGTATAATACCACCACTACTTCCAGATGGTAGTCCGTCTCTTGGAACGATTCGATTGGTTCTGAGTTCTGACATTATGCTGAAAACTCCATTAAGGTAAGTGTTGATGCGGTTCTTGATCTATAAAGCTGATCCTCATCACTTCCACTTCTATTTAAGTAAGTTGTTCTACTAGGATTTGCAGAACTCATTTGAATTTTATATGTTTCAGAGGTTCCTGTAGGAGAATCCAAATAACAAAAAGAAACTGAACTGATACTAGCAGTATCATAATGCCTAGCTGTTGTTGTTGCTTGTGCTCTATTACTAGCTGCATCTGCTGCTGCACCTGTTATAGCTCCACTGGAATTTGCAAGTCTTATATTTCCCATTTGTGCTGATTCATCCATTCCAATATTACCATTAAACATAATTAATATTTTATGTCCAGCAGTGAAAGATATAGATTGTGATAATCCTGTAACATCAGTATAAGTTGTTCCTGACATACTGAATGTGTCTGTCTTTACGACTTGAACAACTTTAATGATACCACCTCCACCGCCAGTGGGAGCTCCATCGACTGGTAATATTGAATCTACTCGTAATTTTGAAGACATAATTAATTCCTTGTAATTTTATTTATGATGGTTCTGTGGGCCAAGTAACAGATGTCAAATTCAAATCATAATTAGAATCAAGACTTGGTGATGCAGATGCGGGTAAATCCCTAAGAGACTGTCTGTAAGTTTTCCAAGCTGTTGTTACTGCTACTCCAGTATCTGTCGCCTTTGCACTAACCCAATCACAAGCAGATAACCTTCTATCTCTTTCAATTCTTAATAATCTCATAGGTTCTGCATTATCTAATCGTGTAACCTCGGCATCAATCTCAGTTAAGGTTGGTGCTGTTCCAGAGCCTAACCAATTTAATCCAGAATATTCAAAACCAATCCAAGAAAATTGATTTGGCTTTAAAGAATTTAATGCGTCATGTCTATCGTATTTCATTATCCTGCAATCTCCAATAAAGTCATAGTAGAGGGATTACTATCATCTTGGAATCTTACTCTTGCACTATCAGCAGCAGTGTTAACTCTCCCTTGAATTTTATATGTATTAGAACCTGTTGAAGCACCTGTATCTAAAAAACTAAAATGTAG